AGCTATCAATTCTATTTTACCTCCAGCTGCACTTGTCATAGCTGCGACTGCTGTTGCTGTTACATTCTGTAATATATTAGGGTCTAATCCTTGAGAAGCCTCACTGACGCCACTCCTTTTAGCCTGTACACTATCTAAATACTCAAGCATAGGGAATGATTGTCCAGCACTAGATTGTACTGATAATGGTACTAACGCATTTGGATTCTTAATCCTAATCACACCACCGGCTGTAGAAGTAAGTAGGTCATCTAAATTTACTTGACCTTCTACTGCGCCAACACGATAGTTATTTGTTAAATATAAATTATCTAACATCTGTCTTGTAATAGTAGATTTAATAAGTTGTAAGTCCATAGCTCTATCAGCTAATGATTGACCAAAGAACTTATGTGGAATAGGGAAAGGGCAAATGCTATGGAATGGAACATAATCACATTCTTCATGGGATAATACTTGATTATCTGCATAACACACTCTATGTAACTCTGCTATACCATCCTCATCTAAATCTGTTTTTACATAACATTCATAATATTCAACCAATTCCATTGATTCATCATTGGTATCATTAGTATTAAATGGTTGTTCACCTGACCCATATCTTGCAACTCTTTCTGGAGTAAAGTCTAAAGTATCTCCCATTTGTAATTCTGAAACTATATCTTTATCATAACCCATTGCTATTAAATCACTACGAGTTACTAAACTTCTTTGTGCTACAAAAGTAGCGTCCTCAATTGTTGTTGCTCTTTTATCTATTAAAAATTCTTCTGGAGCAACCGATTCTATTTTTACTTTAGAAGAGTCTTTAGTACGTTTACATTTAATATTATAATAAACATTAATAATAGGTGGTACTTCCATCATTACTGGCTGACCCATCTCATCCATCATAGGTTGTTGTGTCATAGGGTCTATAGCTGGTTGTGGTTCTTGTTCAACAATATCCTCTACTGATTCTTGTGAAACTATTTCAACCTCATCATCTTGCATAATCATTGCAAGTTCATCTTCAGTTAAATTCTTATATTTTTCTGTTGTAGTATCTTTCTTATCATTCCAGTATGCTTTAACAACACCAACCTTTTGGCATAACGCATCCCAAAACCATGAGTTCATTATTTCAAAACCATTATTATCTTTATAGAATATATGGTTTATATAAGATGTTGCTTGTTCAGCTAACTCTGCATCTCCATCATTAACTGGTTCAAATACAACTGCATCACTAGATTGAGTAAACACTTTAATTAATTGTGGTAATGCACCATCAACTACTTCAGCTACTTCTCCAGTTACTATTTGACTACGACCTTCTACTTCGTTTCCGTAAGGCTCTCTCATATAATATTCAAGAGCTTGTTGTCTTTGTAAAGATGTTTCGGTTGATATAAAACCTAATGAATCATCAATATGACTTTCAACAAGATTAATTAAAGTTCTATTATCTTCGGAGTCTACATTTGTACTTTTTTTATCGTATGCCATTAGTTATACTATCCATTGTTTATTAGTCTCAAGAGGTTTGCTCCAGTCTGTGTGTGTGTTTGATAAATCTAATCCTACAGCTAAATATCTAAAAGCATCCGCTGCATGAGAAGTCCAGTCATGTAAAGGTCGTTCTTGATAAACATTTAACTTTTCATTATATTGTCGTCTATAATTTCTTAAACAATTAACGCCATATTCAGTAGTGTCTTTATTAAAATAACAGTTAGGTAATATTCTTCTAACCGCTTGTATTCCGTCTTCTACACCAATCTGTTTACATACTTCTATAGTCATACCTGCAGACTCAAGAACTTCTAGTCTTGATTTACCTGTACCTAACTCTCTTACTCTAACATCATGTGGAAGTATATGAGTACAATCCATATAACCATTATCTTTTATCCATTCAACATAGTGGTCTAATGATTCACCATGATTTTCATAGTAATCCATAATCCTTACCTCACCACCAATAACCTCTGCTATCCATATAGTTGTAGAATCACCTATCCCTAAATCCCAAGCGGACCATCTAGATGTTACTGCTTCATGTACTATTTCTCTTATATGATTCTTTGAAATTAAATCATTAATTATATTTCCGTAATAAGCACCTTCAATAGCTGAATCAAAAGAACACTCAAACTCTTGAGAGTATTTGTTTTCTCCCATTTCATTTCGTGCCATCTGTAATTCTTCATCATCAATTAAGTCAGTATCTGATGCTTTAAACTCTAATAAATTCCAACCCTTTTCTTTATTGTATGCTCTATCTCTTAAATCTTTAAAGTGATTGTTTCCTTTTGGTGTTCCAATAAACATACACCAACCTTTTCTATCTGTTAATGCTGGTCTAATAACATCATAAAACATAGATGGATTAATGTTAGCTATTTCATCAATAACACATCCGTCTAAATAAATACCTCTTAAACTATCACCTGTTCCATCTGCTCCATATAGATTTATCTTTCTACCTCTAAAGCTAACAGAAAGTTCTTGACTATTAATGGTAGGCTTTAAGGGTCTGGTGTATTCTAGTAGGTAATCCCAAGTTATTCTTTTAGCTTGAGTATATGTTGGTGCTATGTAAGCAAATCTTGGTTTCTTTAATGGACTAATTAATGCACTATGTATAAGCTGATTAATCGCTGATACAGTCTTACCCATTCTTCTATGTGCCACTACTACATTAAATCTATGGTCTCTAACTGCCTTATGAATTAGTTTCTGTTGGTCTCTTGGTTTGTATAAAGTATCAATCCTCACTGTCGTCAATACCAGTAATAACCTGAATAGCTCCGCCATCCGCACCTGATAACTCTAAACCATTTGTTTCTTTCCAACCTGCTCTAGTCTTTAACCAAAACATTTGAGCTGATGTGTTTCCCTCTTTAGCACTATTGTATAAACTTCTGCCTATTAAAGCATTTGCGTCTACTCTTCCGTCTAGCAAGTCTTCTTTATAATGTTTAGATAATGTATCAGCATCTATATTTAATTTACTAGCAATATCTTCGTAAGTAATACCTACTGAAGCTAATCCTCTTACTAACTTTCGGTTGTCCTCTGTTGGAGTATGCTTTAAACCCTGCATATTAACCCCCTTATAACTCCGAAAGTTGCTATGTATTTAATCATTTGTTATGTAACTCTCTTTCGAGGTCGTTACCCTGTTATTGTTTAAGATTTAATTATACACAATCTTGTAAAGATTCAAACCATCTTCGTAGTTGTTCTTGTATTTCTTGTGGAGTTTTTTCTTTTTCTTCTTCGTTAGCCATTGTCTACTTGTGAGCATTTCTGTATACGCAGACATCCTATATCTATAATAAAGTATTCATATTTACTAGTTCTGTTATGTTCATAATGTTGGTCTATCTTATCAGCTTCGTACCACTCGCATCCAAAATGACATCCTGCAAAGAAATGATATGACCACATAATTTATATCCTATATTTTCTTGATTCGTTAATAGATTCTGCAATAGCTTCAGCCATTGTTCTTTTGACTTCCTCTACTTTCTTTTCCTTAACTACTTTGGCTACCACTTTCTTTTCTTTTTTCATCATTAGTTATCTTCTGCCTGTAAGTAAAAAAAATCCCACCGATTAAGATGGGATTCAAAGGAGTATTAAGACAGAATCTTGACGAAACTATCCCAACCCCCTGATTATAACAAAATTATGTGATATAAGCAATAGGATAGTATAGGTTTATTCATTTAAATCGTCTGTAGGGCTATTCTGAAGCCTACTTTTGGCTATTTTAGGCTTATTTTGTACTATTTTAAGTTTCTTGTTAAAAATGCGGTCATAATTATCAACAAACTTTTTATTATCTGTGGGTCTTCTGCTTGAGCCTTTACCCATTATTTAATCCTCTTTCCTTTTTTATCCCTTATATCAAATGTTCGTTTATTTAAATTTTTAGGCATCATTATATATTCTTCAAGCATACACTTACTCGCTTTGGCTTCTGGATAATGTAGCTCTGTCCAGACTGTAGCTTGTTTGCAATTAACAAAATGTCCTTTATATTCCCAGAGTTCTGGTTCTACTGTCATACTTAATACTAATACAAATATTGCTGCATCCATAATTTACTCCTTATAAATTTTCCAATACATACTCTAAAAGTTCTGATTCCGTTCCGTACTTCTCCTGCCATGTTTTAGGTGCGTGATGAAATCCATCGTTACCTTGATGATGCTCCCAACATAATGGCAAAACCATATAATGACTATTCTTTTGTCCTGTACCCATTCCTGCTCTAATATGATGACAGTTAGCTGGTAGTGGGTCTTCTACATCATGAAACTTTCTACAAACTACGCAACCAAAATTACTTACTTTATTTAACCAATTTCTTTCTTCTTTATTTTTAGATTTTCTTTTCATAAATTTCTTTAATTCTGTTGTATTCATCCATATATTTTTTATCATTAAGACATTTAGTACAAATGCTAGACATATCTTCAAGATACTCGTAATTTAAACCTTCTTCTGTACATATATTTTTTAAACTATTATCTTTGTTTTCCCAACAATCCTCTATGTCTTTCTTTGGAAGTATATGGTCACAACAATCACAAGAACAATACTTTACAAGTTTTTTCATATTTTCATTTTCTTCTCTACTTAAGTTTCTTTCATAATTAAAAATATCGTAGCTTAAAAAATCTATATGTTTTTTACCATGTACATATGAATAGTCTAAAGGGTCATATATTGTAATTTCCGTTTTATCGTATTCTGGGTATTCTGGGGAAGCAGAAATATTTTTCTTACCCTTTATAAATTGATAATAATATAGTCCCCTTTCAGGGTCTATTTTTTTCTCTAAGCCTTTTTCAATTACGCTATCTATTACTTTATTTAATTCTTTTTTTATTTTTTGAAGAGCATCCTTTGGATTTTTGGCTTCTACCATCATTAACTCTTTATTGAAATCAAACCATATATCA